ACTGGATGTGCAAATAGAACTGTTGAAATTAGATATCCTTACCGGTGACTATGCTAAAAAAATTACCTATCGGGTAGTGCCTTATCTTGTGCACCAAAGCATATTCACCAACGCCACATCGGCACCGGTAGGCTATACCGATTTGACCAAAGACATAGTAAAAGAATATCAATATATCTACACAGGACAGAACGTTGATATTCTTAGTTTTAACATCGAGATCAATAATTTATTTTATTCCGGCATCGCACCTAAGCCAGCAGACAAGGGGGCTAATACTGCTAATCAAAATCAAAAACCCAGTGAGAAATTAAATCCATCAGCTAAAACCGGCAAAGGGCAAGCTCCTGAAGTACAATCAGCACAAACTGGTCGTAGTAGAAAAAAACGCGATCCCGAATTATTAAAAGGGTATAAAGGTGGATCAGAAAACAAAAGCGTTGAGCAAAATGTAGCTGAAAATTTTCAACAGGCTTTTATCAGCGGCAGCAGTGCAGACATGGTGGTTGTAACTATGGAAATACTTGGAGATCCTTATTGGTTAGTTGATTCCGGCATAGGCAACCATTTCTCAGCAGCACCTGCGCCCACATCACAGATACTAGATGATGGCACAATGAATTACGAAGCTGGCAACGTTTTTATCTATATTACATTTAGAACACCGGCAGATGTCAACACACTTACCGGCCGGTATGATTTTTCAATAGCTGGTAAGGAAAGTCCGTTTGGTGGTATATACAGGGTAAACAAGTGTGAAAATACATTCAGTGACGGTAATTGGAAACAGAAATTAACATGCCTTAGAATGCCTGGCCCACAAGGTCCCGAAGTCAACAAAACTGTTACCGGAGATAAACCATCTGTGATAGACAAGGCGTCGACTCCTGCAGTCGAAATAGGACCAGTTGAACCACCTAGCACATCACCGATTGAAAGCAGTACTGCTGTGAATCTAACTGGCAGTGACGCAGACAAAAGAGCAGCTATCAGCGGTCAACGGAATACCGCAACCGCAACTACAACTACTACATCTAACCAGCCAACTCGGGTGGTAGGATTTAGATATTACAGAGATCTAGGACAAAATTAATGGCAGAATTATCAAGACCGGCAGTTGGCGATTCAGACAGAAGTGGCGGACTCACTACTGGCATTTATATCGCCACAGTGATCAGTCACCTTGATCCGTCATTTATGGGATCAATAGAAGTTAATCTTTTAAAAGATCAAGCCAACACCGCAGGCGATGACAGTCAAACTTTTATTGTAAAGTATGCATCTCCGTTTTTTGGGTATACTCCTTTTGAGTTTATGGGAAAGAATGACGGTACAAAATCTACCATAGACGGATTCAGTGACACTCAGAAATCATATGGCATGTGGTTCGTACCTCCGGATGTTGGAGTCAACGTGCTGGTGTTGTTTGTCAACGGTGACCCTGCAGCCGGCTATTGGTTCGCTTGCGTCCCCGGAGTAAACATCAATCACATGGTACCGGCTATAGCCGGTAGCACAGTAAACAGTCTTGATGCCGAGGATAAAAAAAGATACGGTAATACCGCCTTACCATTGCCTGTGGCTGAAATGAACAAACGTATCAATGGTGAAACACAAGAAATTGATCCAGAAAAATATCCTAGAGTAGTGCATCCTATAGCGGATAGATTTCTTGAGCAAGGATTACTAGAGGATGATGTTAGGGGATTCACAACTTCGTCACCTAGACGAGAAGCGCCTAGCATGGTGTTTGGCATAAGTACACCCGGACCTCTTGATCGCAGAGCCAGTGCAAAAAAACAACAGATAGGCAAGGCAGACAGCCTGGCCACTGTGCCTGTGAGTAGATTAGGTGGCACACAGTTAGTAATGGATGACGGCAATGATAGATTCCACAGAGAAAAATCTGCTGCGGAAGGCCCGGTAAAATACATTGATTTGTTGGACCCAGCCAATCAACGAAAAGGCGATACTGGATCTGCCACAATCCCAGCCAGTGAATACTTTCGTGTAAGAACCAGAACTGGACATCAGATATTGATGCACAATTCAGAAGATTTAATATACATTGCCAATGCTCGAGGCACCGCATGGATAGAACTTACCAGCAACGGTAAGATTGATATATTTGCCGAAGACAGTATTAGTGTGCATACTCAGCAAGATCTTAACATACGTGCTGCTCGAGATATAAATTTAGAAGCAGGTAGAAACATCAACATGAGAACTGAAACAGGCAAGTGGCATGTGGAAATAGCCACTGACATGGAGTTTTTAATTAATGCAGATGCTAAACTCACAGTAGGGGCTAATCTTGACATATTGGTAGGAGCTAAGACTAAAATATCTACCAACAACGATTTAGATATTGCTTCCGGAGCAGAAACTAAAATCAGCTCTACTTCAGACATAAGTCTTGGCAGCGGCGCCGAAGTTAAACTCAACGGTACTAAGATTAATTTCAATGGACCAAACAATGCAGAAACTGCTGCGGCTGCTGACTTTGTGAGACCGTATGACCTCAGAGATAATCCGGCTACCAGCACAGCAGCAGGCTGGGACAAACGATATCAAGCTGGTATTGTGAAAAGCTTCATGAAGCGTATACCTATGCATGAACCTTGGGCACTGCATGAGCACAGAGCACCAGATCTATTAACACCAGATAAGACGGATAGGAATACTTAATTATGGCTACGAGACTATACAACCAACAAACAGCAGCACAACGTTCTGCTACCGTAACGCAGAATCAAGGGCAATTTACCTACAAAGGATTCAGCTCTAAGGAAGCCAATAAAAATTTCAAACTCTATGACATTAATCTGGTCAAGCAGGATTTAATCAATCATTTTTATATCCGCAAAGGTGAGAAATTAGAAAATCCGGAATTTGGCACAGTGATCTGGGATATGCTGTTTGAACCATTTACTCCAGATGTTAAAGAAATCATAGCCAAAGATGTGGAAACTATCATTAACTATGATCCCAGATTTGCAGTCACTGAAATCAATATTGACAGCACAGATCAAGGCATGCGTATACAAGTAGATTTAGTGTATATTCCGTTTAATATCACAGAACGCATGACAATGGACTTTGATAAAAACAACAGTGTAATTAACTAAGCAGTTTATTTTTAAGGGTAAATATTGGTATGACTACAACAAGCAGACAAAATAATCTCATACTGAATCAAGATTGGACCAGGATCTATCAGACGTTTAGAAACGCTGATTTCCGCAGCTACGACTTTGAAAACCTGCGTAGAGTTATTATCACATATCTTCGTGAAAACTATCCAGAAGACTTCAATGACTATATAGAATCGTCGGAATACATGGCATTGATAGATGCTGTGGCATTTCTAGGACAGAGTCTGGCATTCCGCATCGACCTTGCCAGCCGCGAGAATTTTATTGAATTAGCAGAGACTAAAGAAAGTGTTCTGCGCATAGCTCGCATGCTTAGTTATAATGCCAAGCGAACGGTAGCTGCCAGCGGACTGTTGAAATTTACCACTGTGTCAACTACTGATACTATAATAGACAGCAATGGAAAGAATCTTGCACAACAGTTAATAACATGGAATGATCCTACAAATAATAATTGGTTAGAACAGTTTCTCACAGTGTTGAACAGTGCTATGGCAGACAACACAGAATTTGGTCGCAGTCAAGGCTCAGCTACGATACAAGGGATCCCCACAGAACAATATAGATTTCGCACCGCGACTGCAGATGTGCCGTTGTTTTCATTCTCTAAAACTGTGGCCAGCAGAGGTGTAAGTTTTGAAATAGTCAGCACTGCTTTTAAAAACAGTGAGAACATTTATGAAGAGCCGCCAGTACCGGGCAATCAATTAGGATTTGTCTATAGAAATGACGGATCTGGACCAGGAAGTGCCAACACAGGATTCTTTTTGCTCTTTAAACAAGGCTCCTTGGAATTAGCTGACTTTACGGTAGATGTGCCAACCACCAACGAAAAAATCGCCGTAGATGCTGGTAACATCAACAATGACGATGTGTGGCTGTTTTCTCTAAATTCACAAGGTGCTCAGCTGGAAGAATGGACCAAGGTGTCATCACTGGTAGGCAACAACATTGCATATAACAGTGTAACACAAGACATACGCAACATTTATGCTATTAACACCAAAGAAAATGACAACATCGATCTTGTGTTTGCTGACGGAGTCTACGGTAATCTTCCTCAAGGGGCTTTTAGAGTATTCTACAGAACCAGCAATGGACTATCATACACCATATACCCTAATGAATTAAGAGGTATTAATATTTCTGTGTTGTATAGAAACAAAAACAATGTTGAACACACATTAACTATCGGCCTAGCCTTACAAAGTACCGTGGCCAACTCTGCTGCATCAGAAGACATAGACAATATTCGTGCTAATGCTCCCGCAGTCTATTACACTCAGAATAGGATGATCACCGCAGAAGATTATAATCTTGCACCATTGTTGGGATCACAAAACATAGTAAAAATCAAAGCAGTGAACAGAACCAGCAGCGGCATCAGCAGAAATTTTGATATTCTAGATGCCACTGGAAAGTACAGCAGTATAAATGTGTTCGGAGATGACGGGTACATATACAAACAACAAGACGAATCAATTCTATCATTTAAATTTACCAGCAGAATAGACATTATTAATTTTATACGACGCAGGATAGAACCAGTATTCACTGAGGCTGAAGTTTATAATTTCTATTTTACAAACTTTGATAAGATCTTATTTACAGATGTTAACACAACATGGCAATCAGTTACCTCGACTGTTAGCACAGGCTATTTTAAAAACGTTATAGATAATTCTCAACTCAGAGTAGGCAGTTATTCTACCAGTAACTTGAAATATGCTTTGATTAATGCAGCTGTAAAATTTGTACCACCCACAGGATATAGATTTAAGAAAGGCAAATTAGTAATAGCTGATGTTAATGACTCTGAACAAACAGAATACATCTGGACAAAAATTGTTAAAATCACAGGCGATGGCAGCTATGTCAAAGGTCCAGGCCCAATCACTCTTAATGAAACAATTCCAACAGGAGCTATTGCTCAACGTATAGTGCCGAGATTTGTCAGCGATTTGCCTGTTGCTTTAGAGACTGAGATTGTAAATCAAGTGTTCGATAACCAAACTTTTGCACTGCGATATGAGATCACAGAATCTCAATGGAGACTGATTACATCCAGCAATTTAAATCTCACAAATGATTTCACATTAGGCAAGGCCGGAGACACCACTAACACCAACACAGACAGTTCGTGGATTGTAGCGTTTGTTAGACAGCCCGATAGCTACATAGTGAGAATTAGAAAACAGTCTTATATTTTTGGAAGTGTGAATCAAAATAGATTTTATTTTGACAGCAATGAAAAACGCTATAACGATCAAGTGGGTGCTGTGGTTAAAGATCAAATCACAGTTTTGGGAATTAATACCTCAAAAGATTTTATCACTCAATTAAAACAGGACGTACCTTTTGAGGTCAGCGACACAATAAAATTTGATGACGGATATGAAAGTACCAACGAAATCAAACTAAGTTTTAGAGACTCAGATGACGACGGAGTTATAGATAATCCAGAGGCGTTTGAAAACATTGTTGGACTAAATCAAGATTTAAATTTTTTATTTTTTCTATCATCAAACGACATCTACGGAACTAAAATTCGCACACTTGTAGATAATTCAACTGATTTAATTTTAATTAGACCAAGAGAAGCAGGAATTGATTTTAATGATACGGTATCGTATCCAGATCAGCAGTTGATATATTTCTATGATTCTGCTGAAGACATTGTGAAACGAGTTGATCGTACTACTAACACATTGATTATCGCCAACGAATATACCGCTTTAATTGGTAGAAGAAATTTAAAATTTCAATACCTTCATAATGCCAGTGTAGATAGAAGAATAGATCCTTCGACCAGTAATATCATTGACATTTATTTGTTGATTAGAAATTATGATGAAAGTTATAGAACATACCTCGCAGGCGGTACAGATGTAGAACCGGTAGCTCCTACCAGCGAAGCATTAAGAACTACGTTCGGCACAGCATTAGCATCAATCAAAAGTATCAGCGATGACATTATATATCATCCTGTAAAATACAAAATTTTATTTGGTGCTAAAGCAGATTCGCAATTGCAGGCAGTATTTAAAATTGTAAAAAATCAAAATAGATCGATCAACGACAATGATCTCAAAGTGCGAGTAATTACTGCTATCAACGATTTCTTTGATATTAACAATTGGGATTTTGGTGATAGATTTTATATGGGGGAATTGACCACATATATATTAAACACAGTAGCACCGGACCTTGCTAATATTGTTATTGTACCAAGACAAACTACCCAATCGTTTGGTAGTCTTTTTGAAATACAGAGCAGATCCGATGAAATATTAATCAGTGCAGCCACAGTAGATGACATAGAAATTGTTACCGCTATAACTGCATCTGAAGTAGGAGCAAGCATTAATTCTATGGTATCAACCACTTACTAATATGGCTAATAAATTTTTTCCTAACAGTCAATTGCCTATACGCAGATCAGTAGAACTGCTGCCGATAATTTTTCAGACCCCCGCAAACGATAAGTTTTTATCTGCGGTAGTTGACCCATTAATACAGCCCGGAGTATTAGATAAAGTTGTTGGATATATTGGTCGTAGGTACGAT